GACATGCAGCGCCCGGCGCTTCTGGCCGCGGGCACGGCCCTGCCGATGATCCCGCGCGCCGGGTCGGTGCGGCTGCGGTTTCTCGCTGGCTTCGGACCGGACTGGTCGGACCTGCCCAGCGACCTGCAACAGGCGGTGATGCTGCTGGCGGCGCACTACTACGAATACCGGCTTGAAACCCAGTACGATGGCGGCTGCATGCCCTTCGGCGTCAGCGCCCTGATCGAACGCTACCGCAGCCTGCGCCTGGGCCGGGGGGTGGTGTGATGGCCCCTCGTCTGAACAGGCGCCTTGTGCTGGAGAGCCCGCAAAGCCTGGCCGACGGCGCGGGCGGCTTTACCGAAAGCTGGGCCGCGCTTGGCACGCTCTGGGCGCAGGTCGAGTCGCGCAGCGGGCGCGAGACCTCGGGCGCGGCGATGGCGGTGTCGCGGGTGCGCTATCGCGTCACCCTGCGGGCCGCACCGTCTGGCGCCCCGTCGCGCCCGGTCGCCGGTCAGCGGTTTCGTGAGGGCGACCGGGTTCTTCGCATCCTGGCCGTGACCGAGGACGACGCCGACGGCCGTTACCTTGTGGCCGACGCCGAGGAAGAGGTGATCGCATGAGCTATGCCGTCTCCGCCGCCCTGCAGGCGGCCGTCTACCAGGCGCTGGCAGGCAATTCGGAGGTCGCCGCGCTGTCTGGGGGCGACATCTTCGACGCGCCGCCCGCGGGGCCGGAACCGGCGCTTTACGTCACGCTGGGGCCGGAACGGGTGCGCGACGCCTCCGACCAGACCGGCCAGGGCGCGACGCATGATTTCACGGTTTCGGTGATCACCGAGGCCGCGGGCTTTGCCGAGGCCAAGGCGCTGGCTGCGGCGGTTTCGGATACGCTGGTGGACGCGCCGCTGGTGCTGAACCGCGGCCGGTTGGTGGCGCTTCGTTTTGCCAAGGCCCGCGCCCGGCGCCTGCGCCCCGGCGACCAGCGCCGCATCGACCTGACCTTCCGCGCCCGCGTGGACGACAGCTGATTTTCAACTCATCGGAGCAAGACACATGGCAGCCCAGAATGGCAAGGACCTTCTCATCAAGATCGACATGACCGGCGATGGCCAGTTTCATACCGCCGCCGGTCTGCGCGCCACGCGGATCGCCTTCAATTCCGAGAGCGTGGATGTGACTAGCATGGAGAGCACAGGCGGCTGGCGCGAGCTGCTGGGCGGGGCGGGCGTCAAGACCGCCGAGATCAGCGGCTCGGGTGTCTTCCGCGACGCGGCCACGGACGAGCGGGTGCGCCAGATCTTCTTTGACGGCGAGACGCCGGAATTCCAGGTCATCATTCCCGATTTCGGCACCGTGCAGGGCCGGTTCCAGGTGGGATCTATCGAATATGCCGGCAGTCACGACGGCGAGGCAACCTACGAGATGGCGCTGGCCTCGGCCGGCCCGGTCGATTTCACGGCGCTGCCGTGATGGTCAACCCGCAGGCAGGCGAGGTGGCGCTGGTGATCGACGGGCAGGCACACCTCTGCAAGCTGACCCTCGGGGCGTTGGCCGAACTGGAGCATTCCCTCGGCGGCGAGAGCCTGCCCGACCTGGTGCGCCGCTTCGACGAAGGCCGCTATTCCAGCCGGGACGTGCTGGCGTTGATCGTGGCCGGGCTGCGTGGTGGCGGTTGGCAAGGCGGCCCGCGCGACCTGGTCAGCGCCGAGATCGAGGGCGGACTGGTGCGGGCCGCGCAGGTCGCGGCCGAGCTTCTGGCACGTGCCTTTGCGGTGCCGGAGTAACCGCATGGACTGGGCCGCCCTTTTACGCGGGGGACTGGGGCACCTTGGACTGCGCCCGGCCGAGTTCTGGGCCCTTACCCCGGCCGAGCTGTGGTTGATGCTGGGCGTGGACACCGCCGCCGCGCCAATGGCGCGCCAACGCCTTGAGGAACTGAGCCGGGCCTTCCCGGATGAAGGAGCGAGAGATGGACGAGATTGACGGGTTCGAAGCGCTTGAAGACGAGGCGCGCGCGCTGGAACAGACACTGGGCACGGTGACGACGCTGACCGATGCCTTCGAGGGGCAGTTGCGGGCAACCCAATCGACCCTGACCGAAACGACCCGCGACCTGGGCAAGCTGGAGCGCGGCTTTTCCGGCGGGTTGCGCCGTGCCTTCGACGGGCTGGTCTTCGACGGCATGAAACTGTCGGATGCGCTGTCGACCGTGGCCGGGGCCATGTCGAAAACCGTCTACAACAACGCGATGCGGCCGGTGACCGATCATTTCGGCGGGATGTTGGCCGATGGTGTCAATTCGCTGGTCTCGGGGATGATGCCCTTTGCCAAGGGCGGGGCGCTGTCAAACGGGCGGGTGCTGCCCTTTGCCCGCGGTGGCGTGGTTGATCGGGCCACCACCTTTCCCATGCGCGGGGGCACCGGGCTGATGGGCGAGGCGGGGCCCGAGGCCATCATGCCGCTGGCCCGAGGCAGCGACGGGCGTTTGGGCGTGCGCGGCCAGGGGGGTGGCCCGGTGAACGTCACCATGAACATCACGACCCCGGACGTGGCCGGATTCCAGCGCAGCCAGGGCCAGATCGCCGCGCGGATGTCGCGGCTGGTGGCGCGCGGCCAACGCAACCGCTGAGGAGTCGAGAAATGAACTTTCACGAGATCAGGTTTCCCGCCTCGCTGAGCTTCGGCTCGATCGGCGGGCCGGAACGGCGCACCGAGGTGGTCACGCTGGCCAACGGCTTCGAGGAGCGCAACACGCCGTGGGCGCATTCGCGCCGCCGCTATGATGCGGGGATGGGGCTGCGCTCGCTCGATGACGTGGCCGCGTTGGTGGACTTCTTCGAGGCACGCCGGGGGCAGCTCTATGGATTCCGCTGGAAGGACTGGGGCGACTTCAAGTCGTCGCCGCCCTCGCAGGGGGTCGACGGCGGCGATCAACTTCTTGGCATGGGTGACGAGAGTCGCAAGGATTTTCAGCTCGTTAAAACATATCGTTCAGGTGAGCACAGCTATTTCCGCCCGATTGCCAAGCCGGTGGCGGGCCGCGTGCATGTCCAGGTCAGCGGCGACCCGGTGCAGCAGGGCGTGGACTACGAGATCGACGTGACCACGGGCGTCATCACCTTTGGCCATCCACCGGATCTTCAGGCCGAGGTCACGGCGGGGTTCGAGTTCGACGTCCCGGTGCGTTTCGACATCGACCAGATCCGCACCAGCGTCGCGAATTTCCAGGCCGGCGAGGTGCCGGAGGTGCCGGTTGTCGAGGTGCGCGTATGACCGGTCTGACGGATCACCTGGAAACGGGCCTGACGACGCTATGTCGCTGCTGGGCCATCACGCGGGTCGACGGCGTGACCCATGGCTTTACCGATCACGACCTGAGCATTGCGTTTGAGGGTATTGATTTCAAGGCGCAATCTGGATTGACCGCGCGGGCGGTCATGGCGGGTACGGGGCTGTCGGTGGACAATACCGAGGCCATGGGCGCCCTCAGCGATGCCGCCATCACAGAGACCGACATCGAGGCCGGTCGCTATGACGGGGCCGAGTTGCGGCTCTGGCAGGTGAACTGGGCGGACCCGACCCAGCGCGTCCTGCGGTTTCGCGGGCATCTTGGCGAGGTTCGCCGCCAGGCCGGGGCCTTTCATGCCGAGTTGCGCGGCCTGACCGAGGCCCTCAACCAGCCGCAGGGGCGTGTCTACCAGGCGCCGTGCAGCGCCGTGCTGGGGGACGCGCGCTGCCGGGTGGACCTGTCTGACCCGGCCTATTCCGCGCACGCCGAAGTTGCGGGCGTTGAAGGGGCCCGGGTGCTGTGGTTCAACGGGCTGGACGCCTATGAACCTGGCTGGTTCACCCGCGGCACGCTGGAGGTTCTGACCGGCCCCGCGGCGGGCCTGTGTCAGCACATAAAACACGACACCTTTGCCGAGGATGGCTCGCGCACGGTGGCCCTTTGGGCGCCACTGGGGGCGGCGCCGGGGCCTGGCGACCGGGTGCGCGTCGTGGCCGGCTGTGACAAACGCAGAAAGACATGCCGCCTCAAATTCAGCAATTTCATAAATTTCCAGGGCTTTCCTCATATTCCGGGTGAAGACTGGCTCATGCGGGTGCCCCGCCAAGGCGAGAGCAACGGCGGCGGAAGCCTGACTCCTGTACACTCGGGTCTGCCATCATGACTGCGCTGGTCGAGATCGCGCGGGGCTGGATCGGCACGCCCTATCACCACCAGGCCTGCCTGCGCGGCGTGGGTTGCGACTGTCTTGGCCTGGTCCGGGGGGTCTGGGCCGAGCACAGCGGCACTCCGCCGCTGCCGGTGCCGGCCTATACCTGGGATTGGTCCGAACCGCAGGGGCGGGAACTCCTCGCCGCCGGGCTGGAGGTCCATTTGATCCGCAAGCCCCCTGCGATGGCGCGGCCGGGTGATGTGCTTCTGTTCCGCATGCGGCGTGGCGCGGTTGCCAAGCACCTTGGTCTGATGGTCGCCGATGGCGCGCGGCCGCGCTTCGTGCATGCCTACCGGGGACACGGGGTGATCGACTCCGATCTTTCGGCCCCATGGCGCAGGCGGCTGGTGGCCGCCTTCGCCTTTCCCCCTCTCACTGAAAAGGAGTAGTCCATGGCCACGATTGTACTTTCTGCCGCCGGGATGGCGGCTGGCGGGGCCATCGGTGGCTCGGTCCTTGGGCTGAGCTCCGCGGTGATCGGGCGCGCTGTCGGCGCCACGGTGGGACGGATGATCGACCAGCGCCTGCTGGGGGCAGGCAGCGAGCCGGTCGAGGTGGGCCGCCTGGATCGCCTGCGCCTGACAGGGGCCAGCGAGGGCACGGCCGTGCCCCAGCTGCACGGACGGATGCGCATCCCCGGCCAGGTGATCTGGGCCACCGAGTTCCGGGAGCACCGCGAACGTTCAGGCGGTGGCAAGGGCGGGGCGCCGCAACCCGCGACGACAGAATACAGCTACTCCATCAGCCTGGCCGTCGCGCTCTGCGAGGGCGAGGTGGCGCGCGTGGGCCGGGTCTGGGCCGACGGGCGCGAGGTCGCCCCCGAGCACCTGAACATGCGGCTGCACCGCGGCACGCCGGACCAGCTGCCCGACCCGAAGATCGAGGCGGTCGAGGGTGCGGGGATGGCCCCGGCCTATCGCGGCACGGCCTACGTGGTGATGGAGGACCTTCCGCTGGGCCAGTTCGGCAACCGGGTGCCGCAATTCAACTTCGAGGTCATGCGCCCCGATCAGGCCGGCGGCCCCGGGACGGGCATCGACAAGACAATCCGCGCGGTCTCGATGATCCCCGGCACGGGGGAATATGCCCTGGCGACCACACCGGTCTATCTCGATCACGGCTTCGGGAACCGGGCGGCGGCCAACCTCAACGCAGCCTCGGGTCGGACGGATTTCGTCACTTCGCTGGATGCTTTGAAGGACGAATTGCCCGGCTGCGGCTCGGCCGCGCTCGTGGTGTCGTGGTTCGGGAGCGACCTGCGCTGTGGCACCTGTGACCTGCGCCCCAAGGTGGACCAGAAAGAGGCCGACAGCGCCGGGATGCCCTGGCGGGTCTCGGGTCTGACGCGCGCCCAGGCGCACCAGGTCGCCGCTCAGAACGGGGCCAAGCTTTACGGTGGCACGCCTGCCGATGCCTCGGTCATCGAGGCGATCGGCGCGCTGCGCGAGCGGGGCCTGTCGCCGGTTTTCTATCCGTTCATCCTGATGGACCAGGTCGCGGGCAACATACTGACCGACCCCTGGACCGGTGCCGAGGGCCAGCCGCACCTGCCCTGGCGCGGGCGCATCACGGCGAGCCTGGCCGCCGGGGTCGAGGGCAGCCCGGACGGCACGGCGCAGGCCGAGGCAGAAGTTGCGGCGTTTCTGGGCCAAGCGCAGCCGGGGGATTTCACGGCGCATGATGGGACAGTCGTGTATGCGGGCCCCGAGGAATGGTCCTATCGTCGCTTCATCCTGCATTACGCGTATCTTTGCGCGGCGGCGGGGGGCGTGGATGCCTTCCTCCTGGGTTCGGAGTTACGTGGGCTGACACAGATCCGCGGCGCCGGTGGCTTTCCCTTCGTGGCGGGCCTGGTGACGCTGCTGGAAGAGGTGCGCGCGATCCTCGGTCCCGACTGCAAGATCAGCTATGCGGCGGACTGGAGCGAGTATCACGGCTACCAGCCGCCGGGCACGGCGGACAAGCATTTCCATCTCGATGAGGTCTGGGCGCATCCCGAGTGCGATTTCGTGGGCATCGACAACTACTTGCCGCTGAGCGACTGGCGCGAGGGCGACGACCACGCCGATGCCCACTGGGGCAGCATCTACAACCCCGACTACCTGCGCGCCGGGATCGAGGGCGGCGAACACTACGACTGGTATTACCACTCGCCCGAGGCCGAGGCGGCACAGATTCGCACGCCCATCACCGACGGCGCGGGCGAACCCTGGCTCTGGCGGGCCAAGGACATCCGTGGCTGGTGGCAGAATGCCCATTACAACCGCATCGGCGGCACGCGCCAGGCCACGCCCACCGCCTGGCAGCCCGAGGGCAAGCCGATCTGGTTTACCGAAATCGGCTGCCCGGCCGTGGACAAGGGCACCAACCAGCCCAACAAGTTCGTCGATCCCAAGTCCTCGGAAAGCGGGCTGCCGCGGGCCTCGACCGGGGTGCGCGACGACTTCATTCAACGTCAGTATCTCACGGTTCTTCAGGATCACTACGGATCGCAGGCGGGCAACCCCGTCTCGTCCGTGACCGGCCAGCCCATGGTCGACACCGGCCACATCCATGTCTGGGCCTGGGATGCGCGGCCCTATCCGGCCTTTCCGGGGCGGGCCGACCTGTGGTCGGATTCCGTGAACTACACGCTGGGGCATTGGATCAACGGGCGGGTCACGGCGCGGTCTCTTGCCGCGGTGGTGGCCGAGATCTGCACCAGCGCGGGGATCGTGCATTTCGATGTCGGCCGGCTTTTTGGCGTGGTGCGCGGCTACAGCCTGCCGGATGTGGAGACCGGCCGTGCGGCGTTGCAACCGCTGATGCTGGCCTATGGCTTCGACGCGATCGAGCGGGACGGCCGGCTGGTCTTCCGGCACCGCACGGGCCGGGCCGATGCGGAAGTTGCGGGCGGTGAATTCGCCGTCTCGCCAGACGATCCCGGCGCGATCGAACTGACCCGTGCCCAGGCGCCCGAGGTCGTGGGCCGCGTGCAACTGTCCCATGTCGAGGCCGACGGTGACTACGAGGTGCGCGCCACCGAGGCGATATACCCGGGCGATACCACGCCGACCACCGCGCGTTCGGAACTGTCATTGGCGCTGACCCGCGGCGAGGGTCTGCGCATCGCCGAACGCTGGCTGGCCGAGGCGCGGCTGGCGCGCGACACGGCGCGCTTTGCCCTGCCGCCCTCGCGTGCAGGTCTCGGCCCCGGCGACGTGCTGCGCCTGCCCGCGGGGCAGGGCGGCGGGCTTTACCGCGTGGACCTGTCGGAACAGACCGACCGGCAGGTGCTCGAGGCGGTGCGCGTGGATCCCTCGGTCCATGACCGTCACCCGGTGCCGGGCAGCGCGCCGGTGCTGAAACCCCATGTCGCTCCGATCCCGGTGGAACTGATGCTCATGGACCTGCCGCTGATGCGCGGTGACGAGGATGAACTCGCGCCCCATGCCGCCGTCAGCGGCCTGCCCTGGCCCGGCAGCGTGGCGCTGCATGCCTCGGACCAGGACGCAGGGTATGCGCTGGAACGGGTCTTGCACCACCCGGCGGTCATCGGCGTGACGCAAACACCCATGGCGGCGGCGCAGCCCGGCACCTGGGACCGGGGCGCAGCGCTTCGGGTGCGGCTGATCCGCGGCGCGCTGGAAAGCCTCGCCGAGGCCCAGGTGCTGGGCGGCGGCAACCTGGCCGCCATTGGCGATGGCACCGCGGACACCTGGGAGCTTTTCCAGTTCGCCGAGGCCACGCTGGTGGGCGACAGGACATACGACCTGCGCCTGCGGCTGCGCGGCCAGGCGGGCAGCGACGGGCTGATGCCTGAAACCTGGCCTGTCGGTTCGGTCTTCGTGCTGATGGACGGCACACCCGGACAGATCGCGCTGGCGCCGGCCGCGCGCGGCACCCTGCGGCACTACCGCTACGGCCCGGCGATGCGGCCCATTTCCGACCCCAGCTACCAGTATCGCCGCGAGACGTTTCGCGGCAACGGGCTGCGGCCTTACCCGGTGGCGCATCTGCGCGCCGCGAAAGCCGGTGGCGACCTTGCGCTCACCTGGGTTCGTCGCACACGGATCGAGGGCGATAGCTGGGACCGGGACGAGGTGCCCCTGGGCGAGGCGAACGAGTGCTACCGCGTGCAGGTCCGCGCTGGCGAGACCCTGCTGCGCGAGGTCACGCGCGACACCCCGCACTGGACCTACAGTGCCGCGGCGCAGGCCAGCGACGGGGCAAGCGGCGCCGTCACCATATCCGTGGCGCAGGTCTCGGACCGATACGGCCCGGGCCCGGCGCGTCGCCTGACCGTCACCCCGTGATGCGGCAACCGGGCTGGCACGACCTGGACGCGGGGGTGCGGGTGCTTCTGGCCCGGCCCAGGGCCGACTGGCCGGGGGTGGCCGCAGCGCTGGTCGCGGCGGCGCATCTGTCCGACCGGGTTCGCAAGCGCCTGCGCCGCCCAGTGGCCGGGCGCGGCTGCGGCTCGCTCGCCTCCGAGGCCATGGCCTGGCGGCGCAGCGGCCATCGGCGGGCCTGCGATGCGGAGTACCGTGCCGCGCTCGCGGTGCTGTTGCAGGCCCTGGAGGACTGGCGGCAGGACTCGGCCCGGAGCGCGCGGCGTCAGCCGCGGGTGCAGGAAAGACAGCGCGGCAGGGTGGGGTCGGCGCGCAGGCGCGCGGGCGCCAGTGCCTCTCCGCAGTCCGTGCAATAACCGTATTCGCCGTCATCCATTCGTTCCAGGGCGGCCAGAACCCGGCGGCGGTCGCCCGCGCGGCGCGCGGCCTGGGCCTTGGCCATGGCCTGGTTCTGAAGCGCGTCCATGCGGCTCAGCCGGCCCACGGCCTGCTGGTCCAGGTCCACGGTCCTCTGACCTTGCGTGCCCCGCGCGTCTTCCTCGTCAAGCGCGGCGAGCCGGTCCACCAGCGCCTGTTTCAATTCGGCGATGTCGTGGTCATCCATTTTCGTGACCTTTTCAATCACGGGTTTGTTCTTGGCCAATGCACCCTATCTGGGTTAGCACCCGGACAAAAGGAGGCCCGTCATGGCACAGCCGCAACCGCATCTCGCCCAGTTCGACCCGGTCTGGGCCCGGATCACCGCCGAAGCCGAAAAGGCCATCGCGGAAGAACCGCTGATGGGCGGGCTTATTCATGCCTGCGTGCTGCACCACAAGACTCTCGAAAAGGCGCTGTCCTATCGCTTCTCGGCAAAGCTGAACTCGAACGAGATGAGCATGGTGCTGCTGCGCGAGATCGCCGAGGAGGCCTATGCCAACGACCCGAGGCTGGTCGAGGCTGCGCGTGCGGACCTGGCCGCGATCGACGAACGCGACCCGGCCTGCCACCGGCTGTTGCAGCCGATCCTGTATTACAAGGGGTTTCAGGCCATGCAGGCCTATCGGCTGGGGCATTACCTGTGGGCCCAGGGGCGCCGCGATCTTGCCTATTTCGTGCAGATGCGCAGTTCCGAGGTCTACGGCGTGGACATCCACCCCGGCGCGCGGATCGGGTGCGGCATCATGATCGACCATGCCCATTCCATCGTGATCGGTGAAACGGCCGTGGTGGGCGACAATGTGTCCATGCTGCATTCGGTGACGCTCGGCGGCACCGGCAAGGAAGAGGAGGACCGCCACCCCAAGATCGGCGACGGCGTGCTGATCGGGGCCGGCGCGAAGGTTCTGGGGAATATCACGGTCGGCCATTGCACGCGGATCGCCGCCGGCTCGGTTGTCCTCGAGGACGTGCCCGCGAAGAAGACCGTGGCGGGCGTTCCGGCGCGAATCGTGGGT